CTATTCTTTAAGTCCTTGTATCGATGAATAGTGTTGTACTTCAAAAGAAAAACCTGTTTGCGGATAAATGAGTTCATCATCGTCGGAATAGCTTTCTGGGACAAGACTAAGTTCTCTTATTCCGTTTAATATATGTGCAGAATATTCGGGTTTAACTTCGGAAGTGCAATTAGGACAAATAATTTTAGTGCAATTGATTGATTCAGGTCGAAGTTCAAATTTGCACATGCACTTATGACATTTTATTTTGATTTTGAAATCCATGGGTAATTTCTCCTTCCTTTTGTACTCGGCGCTGCAACGCCTGTATGGAAAGTATATCACTAGGGAGATAAGGAAAACAAGTATATTAACGGTTCTCATTTACCCATTGAGAAGCTGTTGGAGTAGGAGGTGAGAAAGAATGTGTATTATTCCGCGGTTAAGAGGGATACCGGAAGCTTATAGCTGGCTTATCGATCAGGATCCAGAAAGCAAAATCACATTGCGGTGTTTCAGGGCTCTTGTATCACAGGGGACTGTAAAGAGTGTACACCGTGGACGCAAGATTCTGATCAACCTTGATACACTGCCAGAAGATATTCAGGCATGGGTCAATAGTGGAATGGAAATAAATCCACCGGAGCGAACGCGGGAAAGAAAAGCAGCTGCTTTTCCAAAAGTTGAAGTTGGTCGTTATGGTCAGGTTAGAACGTTGAAATGAGGTGTATATGAGAAGAGAAATTTCAAAAGACCGTATTGAAAGATATACGCTCAAATCAGTGCCAGGTAGCCGTGTTGATATAACTGATAAGCATAGCTTTGTGGTTACTTCTATGGATGGGCGTAGAAAAGTGGTCACTATTAAAAAACGAATTGCTGAAGCAGAAAATGACTGGATCATTGATTTAGTTTATCAGGCTGTTCCCGCAATGATAGCTGCTACGGCAGCGGCAATGCTTGTAGGATACATGCTTGCATGCTGGGGGAGCTACTGATGAACAGGTTTAAATTAAAAAAAGGACCCAGGCAGCGGTAACTGCGGAAGGTCCGGTAATAAAAACATTTTACACCCTCATTATACGGAGGGAGAAGGAGAAAAGCAAGATGGTAAAAACGAAGATTACACTGGATGACGGAAGAGTAAGAAAAATTGAAGACTGTGAACTGGTTGTGGCAATCGGTTTGGGTTCCAAGAAAGAAGAGCAGCAGATTCAGTTAGCTGTAATGGGTGGCAAAGGATTAAGAAGTTCTGCGATGATTCAAGGTTTAGCAGATGCTACGGTAGATGCGATTAATACTCTTGCAGAAGACGATTATCATGCAATTGCTATGTTGACAACTTTTATGGAAAAAGTTGGGGAAAGCTGCAAAGCAAAGATGTTAGAAAGGCTTACGAATGGTAACTAAAAATCTGTTTAACAGCCGGGAAGAGTGGCTGCAGGGGAGAAAGAACCATATAGGCGGTTCGGATGCGGCTGCCTGTGTGGGACTAAATCCTTATAAGGATAACGTGCAACTCTGGGAAGAAAAGGTAGGACTGGTGCTTCCGGAAGACATTTCTGATAAGGATTATGTCCAGTATGGAACAGAGGCGGAAGAACATCTTCGTGCGCTGTTCGCGTTGGATCATCCGGAATACAAAGTCTTTTATGATCCGGATAACATGTTTACCAATTCTAAGTATCCCTGGATGCATGCTTCTTTAGACGGGGAGCTTCTGGACAGTACCGGACGTCATGGGATCCTGGAGATCAAGACCACAAACATCCTTCAGGGTTCCCAGTGGGAGAAATGGAGGGATAAGATCCCGGATAATTACTTCTGCCAGGTACTTCATTATCTGGCAGTAACAGAATACGATTTTGCAGTCCTAAAGGCCCAGATCAAAAGTGGACAAGGGGAACGGATGCGGATCGAGACAAGACATTACTTTATTGAACGTAAAGAAGTCGAGGAGGATATAGAGTGTCTGGTAGAGTCAGAACGGAAGTTCTGGAACTGTGTGATCACAGGTACCAGGCCGGATCTGATTCTCCCGGCAATATAGGAAAAGGAGAGCGTACATGATGGAATTGAAGATCTACAGCCCGCAGGATACGGGCTTTATCCAGAAGATCGACTGGAACTATGACGAACTTAAAAAGGAGATCGCAGCAGCAATAGAAAGCTATGCCAATTCTGTTTATACAGATGACATGATTAAAAAGGCCAAGGAAGACAGGGCCAAACTGAATAAGGTATCAGATGCATTAAAGAAGGAACGTACCCGTATCCGTAAGAAGCTCTTGGAGCCGGATGAGCAGTTCGGAAAAGAGGTCCAGGAAATTACAGGCATGATCCAGAAAGCAGCCTCTAACATTGATGATCAGATCAAAGGCTATGAAGAACGCCTGCGTGAGGAAAAGACCGCCAAGGTCAGGGAGTTCTATGAGGATAACATCCATGACATTGGCAAGTATCTTCCGTTTGAACGTGTGATGCAGCCAAGATATGCCCTTGCTTCCACTACAATGAAGTCCATTAAGGAAGAGATCCTGGCGCTGATCCAGAGGGTGGATGAGGGCCTGGCTGTCTTAAATGAAGTGGACAGCCCTTATGCCGGTGATATGAAGAAAATCTTTTTGGAGACTTATGATATCGGCGCGGCCATGGCAAAAAGAAACCAGCTGGAGGCAGAGGAACAGAACCGCAGGCTTTACCAGGAAGAAATGGCAAGGAGAAAGGCAGAGCAGGAAGCACAGAGGAAAGCCGCAGCTGAGAGCGTGATGGCAGCCGGAAGACAGGAAAACGTACAGGCAGATCCTGCAGGACCGGTTAAGGCAGAAGAACCTAAAATGGAGACCGTGGAAGAGCCGGTCAATGTGATCGATTTCCGGGTCTATGCCACCAGGGAGCAGCTGATGAAGTTAAAAGGATTCTTAAAAGAGAACGGCATCCGGTTTGAGCCGGTACCGAAACAGTAAGAGGAGGACATAGAAATGGCAGTAGCAAACAAATTAGTAAATAAGCCGGTACAGAAGGTAGAAACTACAAAGTATATGGCAAACGGTATGCAGGTAACACTTACACCTGGAACAGTAAAGAATTATCTGATCAGCGGGGATAAGGACAGGGTATCTGATCAGGAAGTTGCGATGTTTATCAACCTGTGCCGCTTTACCGGTCTTAATCCATGGCTTCGTGAAGCGTACTGCATCAAGTATGGAAATGAGCCTGCTACTCTGGTAGTTGGAAAGGACGCATATTTCAAGAGGGCAGAGGCACATGCAAGCTATGACGGCATGGAAGCAGGTATCATTGTCCAGAACGAAGAAACAGGTGAGATTAGTTACAGACAGGGAACGTTGAAGCTTTCCGGTGAAATATTAGTGGGAGGCTATGCAGAAGTATTTCGCAAAGACAGAAGTCACAGTTTCCGCATGGAGGTTTCTTTTGATGAGTATGCAGGTAAGAAGAAAGACGGAAGCCTTAATTCGCAGTGGTCCAAGAAGCCTGCAACCATGATCCGGAAAGTTGCAGCAGTGCAGGCATTAAGGGAAGCTTTTCCGCAGTCATTTGCAGGCATGTATGTAGCGGAAGAAATGGGAGCTGCAGAGCCGGAGTATGCAGCAGGAGATGTGATTGATCCGCAGACACAGCCGGTTATTGAAGAAAAAGCAGATGTGCAGCAGCCTGTTCCTTCAATGCCACAGCCACAGATGGATGCAGCTGATGACTTTTTCAATTAGAAAGCATGATAGAAAGGAGGTGATCAAGGCATGGCGATAACATTTGATAGCATTGGCAATGGCGGGCTGCAGGAGAAGTTCAACATGGCCCTGAGACAGATCGGAAGGAACATCCTGGATCCGAACATGGATCCGGAAGCTGCCAGGGAAATGACGATCAATATCAAGTTCAAACCGGCCGGGCGTGGGAACCTGAAGGTAGAGTATAACGTGAAGCCGAAACTGGCCGGATTTAAGAAAGCGGAGACCATGTTCCTGGTGGGACAGGACTCCAGTACGGGCCGTATTGATATGTCAGAGCCGGGAAGCAGGCTTCCACAGGTCAATCCGGTACAGGAGATCCCTGCAGCTGCTTATGAAGAGGTCAGCCCCGGCAGAAGGGTGGATCCGGAGACCGGTGAGATCTTTGAGGACAGAAGGAACGGGCCGATCGACTTAAGAAGACAGCAGGCATGATAAAAAAGATAAATGAGTAAAGGAGAGATGATCGATGTTAGAAGGTTTAAAAGATGCCCTGGAGCATGTGGAAGATCTTGCCAGGGAAAATGAGAAAACAGAAGTAGTGGAGATCTGCGGCCATACATATGCCAACAAGACACTGAGAAGATATGATACGGCTAATTATGCCGATCCTGTAAAGGCCACGACCCTTTCAGCACTGGCAGATTACATCGTAAACTGCAGGGAAGAGTTTACGGAAGGCAGAAGGATGATCATCCATGTAGTAAGTCCTACAAAAGTCAGGCTGATGTCTGCCCTGGATGGGGAACGTAAAAGAGAGGTCCTGTTTGAAACAGATGCCCAGGTTTCCGGCTTCCACTTTGACCAGTGGTACGACCAGGAAAGTTTTATGATCAGCCTGCAGGCTAACTTTGCAAAAACAGCGGATCTGGATGCAGTGCTCCTGCTTGCCGGAAATATTGAAAGAAAGAATGAACAGACCTATTCCGATGACGGTTGTACCCAGGTGGCAACTATGACTGTGGGAGTAGCAGCCAAGGCAGATGCGATCGTACCAAACCCGGTCCAGTTAAGACCTTACCGTACCTTCCAGGAAGTAGAACAGCCGGTCAGCCAGTTTGTATTCCGTATTGGAGACAGAGGCACACCAGAATTTAAGCTGGTGGAGGCAGAGGGCGGCATCTGGAAGACAGAAGCAGTAAGAAAGATCAAAGATTATCTGGAGTTAGTCCTGTCAGAACAGGATATGGAACTCAGAAACCGCATTACTATCATCGGATAATCCGTTGTGTTTGAAAAAGCTTGTTTTATTACCTTGAAGGTCAGTTTTATATGTCACGATATTAAATGACCAGAGGTGTTGTACCTGAAGGGGCGGACCATGAACCCAATTCGCTGACCGCCGCCCCTTTTTAAAGAAAGATGAGGATCGTTATGGGAAAATCACAACGGGAAAAAGGAAAGCGTGGAGAACGGGAACTGGCCGGAAAGTTAAGAGACCACGGCTATGACTGCCGCAGAGGGCAGCAGTTCTGCGGGATCAGCGGTGACGCGGATGTGATCGGTCTCCCAGGCATCCATATAGAATGTAAGAGAGTGGAACGGTTAAACCTCCAGGAAGCCATGGAACAGTCCAAAAGGGACGCCAGGACTGGGGAAAAGCCGTGTGTATTCCACCGCAGGGACCGGTCAGAATGGCTGGTCACCATGAGATTAGAAGACTGGATCCAGCTCTACAAAGAGTGGGAGGCTGGACAGCAGATAACGGAAGGAAAGGAAAATGCCAAGACAGCAGAAGCCAGGTCTTAGTTACTTTCCTCTTGATGTCGATTTTTTCACGGATAATAAGATCCGGATCCTGCGTGCCAGGTTTGGCAATAACGGGATCGCGGTATATATCTATTTACTCTGCGAGATCTACAAAAAAGGCTACTACATGGAATGGAACGATGATTTTAAGTTCATCCTGGCAGCAGACCTGAATCTCTCAGATGGGTTCATAGAGCAGGTGCTGACATTCTTGCTTGAACGGTCACTACTGGACAGCACACTTTTCAAGTCGGACACTATCCTCACCTCACCCGGAATACAGAAACGGTATCAGCTGGCGGTTAAGGAACGCGCCAAAAAGACACCGGTGGTAATAAAGGGTTTCTGGCTTTTGGAAGCGGATGAAACGGAACCCTTTATTAAAGTGAACCCTTCTTTTCATTCTTCCCGGAAAAATGAGGATAATTCCCGGAAGAATAACGATAATTCCCGGAAAAATGACATAAAGAAAAGTAAAGAAAAGAAAAGTAAAGAAAAAGAAATAAAAGTAAATAAAGAGAGTGGCGTTGCAGCAGGAGCAGCAACCCTGTTTTCACCGGATTCTTTTGAGATGCTCTGTGTCAATACCCTGATCCATTCCTGTCTGGAAGGATTCCCGGGAGCCAGGGTTCCGGCAACCGACGAAGAAAGGTCCCAGTGGTGTGTCCACATTGAACGGATGCTCCGCATTGACCACCGGACAGAGGAGCAGATCCGCACCGCATTGGAGTATGCGGTCACAAACCAGTTCTGGAAGGCGAATATCCGGAGCACCAAGAAATTCCGGGAAAAGTTTGAAACTCTTTACATGCAGTCGCAGTCAGGAAAGACAGCGGCAAGAGCAACCGATGATAAGGCAGAACGGCTCAGGAGGTGGGCAGAGAATGGATAAGAGGGAATTCGCAGCACTGGCAGCTGCCATGGAAGAGTATTATGGCAGGAACCAGATCACAAAGAGTGCGGCATCCATGGATATCTGGTATGAACTGATCGGGGATATCCCCTATGGGCAGTGCAAGAACGCAGTAAGGCAGCTGATGGCTACAAATAATTTCTTCCCTTCCGCAGCTGAGATCCGTAAGCTTTGTACACAGACAGGGGATCCGGAAGCACCAAGCATAGATGATGCCTGGGGAATGGTCCTGAAGGCAGTAAGGGCTTATGGGTACATGCAGGAAGCAGAAGCCCTGGAAAGCCTGCCGGAACCGTGCAGGAGCGTGGTGAAGAACATTGGCTGGCAGAACATCTGCCGGAGCGAGAACATCATGGCGGAACGTGCATTCTTCCGTGATTCCTATGGTCCTAAGCTCCAGGAGATGAAGCGTGTAGGAATGCTTCCGCCAGGGATCCGGCAGGAAAACAGACAGAGATTAGATGACCAGATCAGAATGGCAGCAGGAAGGCTGCAGTTAGGCGGCGGTACAGATGGAGAAGATGGAAGAAATGCAGGCGGCGGAGCTGGCAAGGCATAGAGTTGACCAGGGAGCCGGCGGGTATTATGCAAAGATCATGGACAAGGACCAGATCATAGCCAGGAGAGCCTATATAAGGAGCATCTTACGTGTGAGCTTCTTCTGGTGCACGATGAGTAACGCACAGCTGGACAACATGAGGCTGTGCAAGGCAGGAGATGATTTTATCGTGGAAGATACCGATAACAGGGAGTTTATCCTGCGGATCGACCGCAGATAAAAAAGGGGGAAGGAAAATGGAAGAGAATACAGCAGTTCTGGATACTCCGGAAGTGGTAAAACATACAGGCGCGGAGTGGTACCGGGATGTATCCCTGGAAGATGCAGAGGTATTTATCCGGTCCAACCTGCAGTCAGCCGTACGCAGTGTGATCGCAACGGGATTTTACCTGAAGCATATCAGGGACAATGAACTGTATCTGGAAGCAGGATATAAGAACGTCAATGAGTATGCCATGGACAGGTTTGGTCTCAGTGCCTCTGCCACATCCAGGTACATCACCAGGAACACAAGGTTTTCCAGGGGCGGGAACAGTCCGCTCATAGATGATAGGTTTAAGGACTTCAGTAAGAGCCAGCTGCAGGAGATGCTTGGCATGAGCGATGAGCAGCTGGAGCAGGTCACACCGGATATGACCGTCCGGGAGATCCGGAGCATGGCAAGACCAAAGGAAGTCCCTTACATAGAGATACCTGGGCAGACAGAGTTAAAAGATATCCCTGGGGTTATGCCGGAAGAGAGGGCGGAAAGCTTTGAAGCATCAACGGCGGAGCTGTTTGATGTGGAAGAGGATGAAAATATGGTCCAGTCGGTGGCAGGTAAGCCTATTAGCCAGGAAATATCGATTACGGAATTGGTTGAAGAGGAAGATGCGGAGATTGCGACGTCGCAACTGCTCCCGGAAGAGACTGCTGCCAATGAGCAGCGGAATGAATCTATAGATGCTGCCGAAAAGCAGCAAATGGGTCATTGCTTACACCGCCCAGAATATGAGTGTTCTTTGCCAGAAAAATATATGCACCGGCCCGGAAGTGGAACAGACTGTGCCCATGAGTGCTGCTGGGAGTGTGCCAAACATGGGGAGTGCAAGCTTGAATGCAACAGTTCGGCTGATCGCCCTGAGACAGAGGAAGAGATTGCGACGTCGCAAACGGATACCGAAGCTTCTGAAAATGAAATGAAAGAACGTACAGACATGGAAATCCTGAGAGAACTGCTGGAGAGAAAAAAGCAGCTTCTTAGCAAATGTCTGAGAGCTCCCGGCATTGATAAGTCAGATGAGCATATCAGAATGCAAAAGCTGGAAGTAGGTGCTTTGGCTTCCATGCTGTGTGAGCTGGAAGATTTGGAAGAGAAAAAGGATAGACCGAAGCAGCCAGAGCTTCCACAGCTTAAAAACAATGACCAGAGAGCAGCTTTTATTGATGCGTATGAGACCTGGACACTCTGGATCGATAACCAGGAGACCGGTGAGCGGTATTACCGATATGATCTTCCAGATGGGACAAGCTTCGTTATCAAGACGTATCACTCCATGCTCTATGACTGGAAAGCTGATGTTGCCATGAGGTACAAGGAAGGGTATGGAGCAAATGAGGAGTATCTTCTGGAGCCTGGAAAGTTCTTTAGGGATTGCCGGGTAAACAGGACAGCTTTAATTGAAAAGCTGAAAGAGATACAGAGAGGGGAAAAGAAATGAACTGTAAAGACTGCAGCTATAAAAAATTTTATGATGGGAACGGAAGGCCAGGGCGTTATTACTGCTTTCATGATGAAGCCAAGTTCGCACGGAGTGAATGCGAGCCTCATCCTATGATCTGCAGAACAGGAAGACATGATGACAAATTAACTATTAAAACCGCACCAAGATGGTGTCCGTTGAATAAAAAGGAGAAGGGCAATGATCATAAAACAAATTGCAATAGATGAGGCACTGGAACTGCATAAAAGAGGGCTTATGGTGGGAGTGCTCCAGCCGGTAGTACCGGAACCCAAGAACCTGGATGATTATGAGTTCCTGACATTGAAGAAGATCCTGGCTGGATGTGAGTTCTTCCGGATTGTGCTGGAGGAAGAAAAAAGAGAGACAGAGCCAGCTGAGAAGGCACCGGCAGAAGTAGCAAAGCCGAAGGCTGTGGAAGAGAAGCCAACAGAGACATCTGTGGAAACCAAGGAGAAGCCGGAGCCACCAAAGCCAGAAGCACCAAACAAAAAGCAGATTGATGTTGGAAAAATGAAAGCGCTTCGCAATGCAGGATGGAGCATGAAGCAGATCGCTGAGGAAATGCAGCTTGCACCAAGTACAGTATGCGAGCATTTGAAAAAAGATGGAGGAAGGAAATGAAATGGGATTAGCAGATACGTTTGACGCAGAGGACAGAGTGCAGGTGAAGTTTTCAGATTTTTATAAACTGATGAAACAGGCTACGCAGTATGAAATAGCCATGAATGCGGTGGGATGTGATGTGCCGCATAGATACATCAGAGAATGCATGACAGGAGTAAAAGAGCCGCAGAAGCAGGGTATACAGATTGAACTGGAAAATCCGGCGAATAAGAGCATGATGTCAGCCAAGAAAGGACAGGTCAATGGATAGAACATTAAAGGCTGTATATATTTGGATAGTCCTGGCCTTGGTCTGGATGGGATTAGAGCTGTTACTGTACGGCGAAATCCAGCCGAGAACAGTAAATGATATTATGTGGTTCCTGTTTTTGCCATTTATTTATATGGCGGTGAATTAAGATCAGGGAGGATGTCATGGAAGTACATAATTTAGCGCGGAGTAGAGCAAAAGCACGGTACGCAGTACGCCGATATAAAGGAAAAAGCTTAATTGAATGGGCTGTATTATGGTTCAAGATGAGCAATGATGCATTCTTTCAGTTGTATGGGTTTAATTTCAACCCTCATGATTACCCGTATCTGTATGAGATTGCAAGGAATATTGTTTATGGAGAATAAAGCAAAATTAAGATTTGGAGGAAGAATACATGAGATATACAATCGAGGCTACAGAAAACAGTTGTACGGAGATTTTTGAATTACGTAACGGAAAGAAATATATCAGGAAACATTCGAGAACACAGTATGGATCTATCTGCAATGATGCAATGTTTGACGATCAGCTGGAAGCGGACGGAGTAGATCCAGACATTATCGACGGTGCTAATGATCTCTTTGGTGGTTCCATGCCACTTGAGTTTATGAACATGGCAAGATTTGATTGGTAAGTTAAGAGTTGGGAAGGTGGTGGCTTATGACAAGAGCAATGATCCGTGAAAAATACGGAATAGTTCGACTTGAACCGCCGGAGATTGCGAATCGAAGCTTGTCTGATGAAGAAGCAGAGACTTATGAGAATGCAGTCAAAAGGACGATTGAAAACTTTGAAGCCTTGTGGAATGAAGATTATTCTGGCGATATTGATTAAATATGGACATGGTAATCCTGAGCGAAGCAAAAAAGAGGTATTACGAGGAAATTAAGAATTAGAAGCGTAATGTGGAAACGAGTAAATCCCAACGTGGAGTATGTGATAGCTGCCATGCGTAAGAAGGGAGAGAATACAATGGGATTAGTAAAGTCAGAGGCCCAGAGAAAGGCAAACCAGCTGCAAAGAAAAAGTGCCATAGCCGCATCAGACCATGAGATTATTAACGGGCCGAAGCCTACAACCTGGTCAGCCAGGATGCCAGCCTGTGCGGGGACAAGCCTTTGCCCGGATCCGAAACTACGAGGAGGTGATACCATTGGCGAAGATAAAGATAACCAGGAAACTTCTGAGCAGTTACCGGAAGCTTAAGAAAGAGATCGTAGTCCTGGAATTGGAACTGGTAGAAATGATGGAAGGGGATAACGGGATCGGCGTCAGCGTTGTTATGGACTACCGGAAAGGTTATCCTCAGCCCAAAGCAGTTTCAGGTTTTGACTGGAAATTACATGACCGTCGCGAGAAGATCTTAAATAACAAGAAAGCACGCTGCAAGGCTGTAGAGGACTGGATAAAATCCATTGAAGACGGTCAGGCACGGTATGTGTTCCGAATGTTTTACATAGAGGGAATGACGTGGGACAGGATTGCTGCAAAGATTGGATACAGTAATAGTCCAGATTATCCAAGGCTGATGATTAGAGACAAGTATTTAAAAGAACATAATATTGTGTAAAAAGTTCGTTTTATTCGTTTGTTTCGTAATAGAATAAAGTGGAAGCCAAAGGCATACAGCCGGCGGCTTACGTTAAACCCCACCAGGCAGCAGGCGAAAGCTTGTTGCCTCCCCCTTGGAACGTAGCTCAGTAGGGAGAGCAATGGCTTGTGTCCTAAGCGAGGGTTCGAGTCCTTCCGTTCCGATGATTTTAGTTGCTATTGGTATTTCCTTCTCCTTTTTGAAAGTGCCTGTCGTGAGATGGGTGCTTTTCTTTTGCCAAAATTTGAGGTATGATAAAAAGAAAAATGGTGACGTTAGATGAAATTTTTATATAATATTGGGGATAGACGATTAGATAAGGATGCAAAAATAGAGGCTGTAATTCAAAAATTTTTAAAAGATGTGTTTGGACAGAAATACTATTACTTAAAAATTATAGAATTTTTGCCGAAGAGTTCAGAATGCTTTGCTTGTCAAGTAGAAGGAGTTGCAATACCTAAAGAAAAGAAAATTAGATTAAAATATGAGTCTTTTATTGATGCTTATAATGAGAAAAGTAATACAATAGATAATCAAGAAGTTTTAGGGACTCTAGTTCATGAAATGCAACATTTAATAAATAATGAACAATATAGTACATTGTTTTCTTTGATTAAAGATAGTACTGATTTAGGATATGTCAAATGTGGAATGAGTAATTTATTAGATGAGTGTTTGGCATCGTATTGGGCTTTTAAAATTGTACCAGATAGTTTTTCTGGTATATTGGAATATATATCAAAAATACCAGAGGACGTATTTAAGAAAAAAGCTAATCCATATTCGCTGTATTTGAACATAATCATTATAATAGGAAATTTTATAGGGGAAACAAAGGCTATTTATGAAAATAGCGGTGTTGATGAATGGTCTAGGAGATGTCAAAATATTAAAGATAATCAATTTTTACATATTTTACAATTAGCAAAAGATGCTATAGAAAGCATGGAACAGCCGGAAGAATATTTACAAAAAGGAAGGAATGTGACGATTGAATTGTTGAAATATGTTGGAGCAGACTTTGAATTTTTGAAAGGGGTAGATGAAATAGAAAAACAACGTTCAAAGATTTAGTTTAGGAGCCACCCCGCGTGGCTCCTTTTCTATACCCAAAAACAAACACGAATGAGAGGTGGTGGTGCATGGCCAGAGCGCCGGATGCCAGAATGGAACAGGCCAGAGATCTGTTCCTGGAAGGTAAGAAACTGATTGAAATTTCAGATCTTCTGAAAATCCCGGAGGGGACAATCCGAAGCTGGAAGAATAGATATGACTGGGATAATGCAACGTTGCAAAAGAAGAAACGCAACGTTGCGAAAAAGAAAGGCGGCCAGCCAGGAAATAAGAACGCTGCCGGAAACAGGGGCGGCTCTGCTCCGGGAAAAAATAAGAATGCAGTTACTACGGGAGAGTTTGAGACTCTCCTTTTTGATTGCCTGAATCTGGAGGAGCAGCGCCTGGTGCAGGCAGTACCAGAGGACAAGCAGGCGCTTCTTATGCAGGAGATACAGCTTTTAACTGTCAGAGAGCGCCGGATGCTTAAGCGGATCGAGTTGCTGCGCAACGCAGCAAATGAAGAGAATAAGCTTGCTGCCGGTGAGACTGGCATGACTGCAGTAGGCCACAAGAAAGGTCTTGAAAATGATAAGGAAACGGATCTTTTGGAATATCGTGGAAAGCTGGGGCAGATCCAGAACATTGAGGATGCGCTGACCCGTGTACAGGCCAGAAAGCAGGCTGCTATTGATGCGCTGCATCGGTATAGTGTGGATGATGCCAGATTAGAAATTGAAACCATGAAGGTTGATCTGGCTGCATTGAAGCTTGGCGCCCAGGAGCAGGAAGTTGAAAATGATGGTTTTCTGGAAGCTTTGAATACCGAAGCACAGGGGCTGTGGGAGGATGCGGATGAAGATTAAGGAACGCATCGCTGGGATGAAGGCAAAGCTACAGGCTATGAAGCAACAGCGTGGAGTTTTAACGAAGGTCCAGGTATTTAAGTTTCAGCCGTTTTCCCGCAGACAGAAGCAGGTACTTACTTGGTGGTTGCCGAACAGTCCTGTAAAAGATTATGACGGTATCATAGCCGATGGAGCAATCAGATCAGGCAAGACAGTTTGTATGTCTCTGTCTTTTATGTTCTGGGCAATGGAGAAATTCAACGGTCAAAACTTTGCAATGTGTGGAAAGACGATAGGATCCTTCCGCAGGAACGTTCTTTTCTGGCTTAAGTTAATGCTCAGAAGCCGTGGCTACAAAGTTACGGATCACAGAGCAGATAACCTGGTAGAGATCACTCGTAATGGTGTCACGAATTACTTTTATATTTTCGGCGGTAAGGATGAACGCAGTCAGGACCTTATCCAGGGTATTACTCTGGCTGGTCTGTTTTGTGATGAGGTTGCGTTAATGCCAGAGAGTTTCGTGAACCAGGCAACGGGCCGCTGCTCCGTAGAAGGTTCCAAGTATTGGTTTAACTGCAACCCGGACGGACCGTACCACTGGTTCAAGGTCAACTGGATCGATAAGGCCATTGGATATCTGGGGAAGAAAACGGTTGTCAAGCTGCAGGAAGAGGCCAAGATAAAAGGTGTGGGGCTGAATTTAAAGAAGCTCCTATATCTGCATTTTACAATGGATGATAACCTGAGCCTGTCAGAAGCAATCAAAGCCAGATACCGGAGCATGTACAATGGTGTATTCTTCAAACGTTACATTGAAGGATTCTGGGCAATGGCAGAAGGTATCATCTACGATATGTTCGATCAGGACAAGAACGTAGTGGATACAGGGACAATCGCGGCAGAATATCGTCAGAGAACAGGGCATGAGTTCTGGAGTGGCGATAAGTATGTCAGCTGTGACTATGGTACTCAGAACCCTACGGCTTTTCTGCTTTGGAGCAAAGGTGCTGACGGTAAGTGGTACTGCCGCCGGGAGTATTATTACTCTGGCAGGGATAAGGGCCGGCAGAAAACCGATAAAGAATTTTCCGAAGATCTGACGGTATGGCTTGCCGGAGAGGAAATCCGGGCAGTAATCCTGGATCCGGCGGCAGCATCCTTTAAGGCCCAGCTTGAGAAGGATGGATACAAAGTAAAGAAAGCAAAAAATGATGTTTTAGATGGAATCCGATTTGTGGCAACTCTGCTGCTTTCGGGTTCTATTTTTATAGACCAGTCTTGTGAGAATCTGATCAAGGAGTTTGCGTCCTATATCTGGGATGCGAAGGCGGGAGAGCGTGGAGAAGACAAGCCAGTGAAAGAGCATGATCACGCGCTGGACGCCCTACGCTATTTTTGCTATACGATCATTCGCAGAATAAATGGAATTAAGATTTTGAAGTGAGGGGATGAAAATGGACATTGAAGTGATAAAGAAACTGATCCGGAAGTATCAGCAGGGGCATACCGATTTTATAGCGAAGGCAGCCAAAGCCAGAGCGTATTACAGAAATGAAACAGATATCATGTTTCCGCCGTTAGAAGAGGAACGTGAGAAGAAAGAAAAGCCTTTGCGGAATGCGGATAACCGGATCCCGTTTAACTTCCATGGCCTGTTGGTCAATCAGAAGGCTTCCTACATGTTCACAGCGCCTCCGCTTTTTGATCTGGGGAATAAGAATGCCAACAAGGCATTAGTAAAGTTTCTTGGGGATAAATACCCTAAGATATGTAAGGACCTGTGTATTGAGGCATCAAACTGTACAGTTGGCTGGCTACATGTCTGGCACGATGAGAAAGGAACATGGAAGTATGCAGTAGTTCCTGCGGAGCAGGTGATCCCAGTGTGGTCCGATAACTTAGAGAAAGAACTCCTGGGAGTGTTTCGGAGCTATCCGAATATTGATGAAGAAACTGGCGATACCTATATCATTTATGAATACTGGAATGAGACGGAGTGTGCAGCATACCGGTTAAGAGCCGGAGATGAGCTGGATCAGCTGCTGCCGTATCAGATGTTTTTGGTAGATCCGGCATTATGTGATTACTCGGAAAGTTATCTGCATGGAGCTGGTGAGGTGCCTTTTTTCCCGTTCTTCAATAATAACATTGATACAGATGATCTGAAGAACATCAAGCCGTTGATCGACACCTACTGTAAGGTGTTCAGTGGTTTCGTAAATGATCTGGAAGATATCCAGGAAGTGATCTTTGTACTGACGAATTATGGTGGCGCAGATCTGGGGCAGTTCCTCCGGGATCTGAAAGATTATAAGGCTATCCAGATTGAAAGTGACGGAGACGGTGATCATTCGGGTGTCTCTACACTGACAATCGAGCTGCCAGTGGATGCCAGGGAAAAGCTTTTAGAGATTACCAGGAAGTGCATCTTTGAACAGGGAATGGGTATTGATCCGGACCCTCAAAATTTTGGAAACAGTTCCGGAGTTGCGCTGCAGTTTTTGTATTCCCTCCTGGAACAGAAGGCTGGGCTGCAGGAGACGGAATTTAAACTGGGTTTTGGTCGGTTTATAAGGTGCATCTGCCGGTTAAATAATATTCAGATCAAGGATGATACCATAGTTCAGACCTGGACCAGGACCAGTGTTAAAAATGACCAGGAATTATCTCAGATTGCAACCCAGAGCAAAGGTGTTATTTCTGATGAAACGATCGTGGCACATCATCCATGGGTGGAAGATCCGGAAAAGGAAATGGAACTGTTAAAGGCGCAGGAAGAAAGCAGCATTGGCGAATTATCAGATATGTTTCCAAAAGCAGGAGACGGTCAGAACCCTGATCAGGGCGGTGATGAGTAATGTCTTATTGGAAAAGGCGTCAGGAAGAAACGTATAAGGCTGGCGAAATGACGGTAAACCAGTATTTTACCAAGCTGGAAAAAGCGTTTAATCAGGCTAAAAGAGATCTCCAAAAGACTGTTGAAAGTTTTTATTGGCGCTATGCAGAGGAAAATAGCCTGACTTATACAGAAGTCCAGAAAAGGCTTGATAAAGCAGAAATAGGGGAGCTTCGGGAGTTTATTGATCTGGCAATGGCTAATATTGGCAAATACAACCAGAAAGTCAATAATATGTCCATTAAGGCCAGGATGACACGATACCAGGCTCTGGAAGCCCAGGTAGATGCGATCCTGAGGCAGCTGTATGCAGTTGATTATCAGTCTGAATCCGAAAAGATGATGAGTGATGTGTATAAGGATACATATTATCGCACCTGGTATGATATTGACCGGTACCGTGGTTTTCATTCCCAGTTTGCCCAGATTGAGCCCCAAACTATAGAAAATGTGCTGAAATATCCATTTAATGGTGCCAACTTTTCAGACCGACTTTGGAAGCAGAAGGATCATCTGCAGGGCCAGATCATGGAAGCGCTGACTACCATGTTAATCCAGGGCACACCGCCTCAGAACCTGGTAAAAGACTTTGCAAAGAAGATGCAGGCCAAGAAGTTTGATGCTTATCGTCTGTTGCATACGGAGAGTTCTTATGTGATGAGTGAGGCAACGCATGCCGGGTATAAAGAAGACGGTGTGGAGAAATACAAGATCCTGGCTACATTGGACAGTAAGACCTGTGGAATATGCGGGGAACTGGACGGAAAGATCTATCCGGTGGCAGAGGCGGTAACAGGAAAGAATATGCCGCCTTTTCATCCATTTTGCAGGTGTACGGATGTTCCCTATTATCCGGATACACCAACAGACGGTAAACGGGCCGCAAGGGATGTAGAGGGCAATAGTATCGAAGTGCCAGAAAGCATGACTTATGCGGAGTGGAAGAAGCAGTTTCTGAGTAAAGAAGAATGGAAATCATCCGCTACGGATGATAAAATCGTAGATATAAAGTTCAAATCACAGAAAGCTGGCATAGAGGTCCGTGAGGACAAGAATACGGTTATTGAAGCGTATGCTACATTACCACCGAAGGTACAAAGTGTTATGGCAGATGTAACAGTTGATTTGGGAAATCCCGGAAGTGCCTGTGATTACGAGAATGGTATTATTTATGCTGCATCGAATGCGGAAAAGGAAGATATCTATCATGAGTTTGGTCATTTGGTTGAATATCGCATGATGCATCCGGCAGATGTTGAGGCGTATAAACAGTATCTGGTAGAGGGACTTACAGATGCAGATATTACTCAGGAAACGTATTACAACACATCAGGACAACCGCAGACAGTTTTTATTGTTCATGGAGACCACTTTGTAAGTGAATACCAGGGGCGCGTATATGTAAATTCGCTTTCGGAAGCAATAAATGCAGATGGAAGCATAAAAACTGAACGGATGCTTGAAACTATCTCGGAGCCATTTAGATTGTATCAAAAGAAACAGTTAAATGGACATCAGGAAATTTATGATTTTATTGAGAGGGTAATAAGATGAGTTTGAAAGAAGAATTTCTGCAAATCAAAACATATGAAGAGTATGAACCTCAGAGAGAAAAATTCCGAAGTCTTGTCAGGGACAAAGAAGTATTGGCGCATTTAGATAAGCTGTATGGAAAAGGATATGTTGGTGGAGATATTGAACATGGTCTTATAGAAGAGGTTTACAAAACTCCACCGGGCCAAGGAAAGCAGCGTATTGGAAGATGAGGAGATTATTGCAACCAGGGAACAGGCAATCAAGGCACTGGAAGCCAAAGGCTACGAAATTGTGAATACGTTATTTACTGATGAATGGTACAGCAATGAAAAGATGAAAGAACGTGGAGTGGTACAGATTCCCCTTTGCTTTCTTGCTAAAAGTCTGGAAAATATGTCTCTTTGTCATGCAGCTTATTTCTGTAAGGGTTGGGAAAATGCCAGAGGGTGCAGGATTGAGCATGATGCAGCGGTAGCCTATGGGTTAGATGTGATCTATGAAGCATAATTGCGACGTCGCAAATGAAAGAAGGTGATCTTATGGGGCTTATATCGTGGATCAGGCAGAGATTCTTCAGAAAAAAGAACTGCTGCCACCACTACCGCAAGCATTGGAGCCGGGCTTACGGTTCTTATGGCGGTTATGTAAGACGGTGTACCAAATGCAATAAGATCGAGCAGTAAGGCACGCAGGCAAGCCCTGGGTGTTATTTTTATGCCCTGCCATAAGGCATAAAACTGGGCGCTACTCTGCCGGAAGTATAACCGGACGATCCCAATACCCGGAGAGCGGGAATAAAAATCTATGGAGGTAAACGTAATGGAATGGTTAAAAACAATTTTAGAGAAGGCAGTAATCACAGACGGTAAATTGGATGTTGAAGCAACCATGAAGACAATCAATGCTGAATTCCCGAAGCATGCAGTACCAAAGCAGGACTACAATGACAAGGTGAAAGAGCTGAGTACGGCCAATGATACGATCAAGGACCTGAAGAAAAACAATGCAGATAACGCAGATCTGCAGCAGAAGGTCAAAGCTTATGAAACTGAGGTGGCAGGTCTTAAAACTGCTGCAGAGAATACCAGGAAGGAATATGCCTTAAAAGACAAGCTGAAAGAGGCTGGTGCTACAGATGCAGATTACATCATCTACAAGCATGGCGGTCTGGATAAGTTTGTCTTTGACAAAGACGGGGCTCCCGTTGGTCTGGACGATGTATTAAAGCCTATGAGAGAAGCTTCCCCGCATCTTTTTAAGAGTGCTGGAGGAGCAGGCGGATATAATCCGGCCGGTGGTGGTAATCCTCCTGGAAACAATCCATTCGCAAAAGAAACTTATAACCTGACGGAGCAGGGACGCCTGTTCAAGCAGAACCCGGAGCAGGCCAGACAGCTGGCAGCTGCAGCCGGAGTAAAGATCTAAGAAAGAGAGGAATTTTAAATGGCAGAAACAACTTTACAGGACGTAATCGTCCCGGAACTTTTTAACCCATATGTGATCAATCGCACAATGGAGTTATCCGCACTTGTACAGAGCGGAATTATCGTAAACAATACTGAATTTGATGCCCTGGCTTCCCAGGCTTCTCCAATGGTCAATATGCCATTCTTTGAAGACCTGACCGGAGAGTCTGAGCAGGTCATTGAGGGAACAGATCTTAATGACAACAAGATCACATCCAATAAGGACGTAGCAGTGATCCTTCGTCGTGCTAAGATGTGGTCTGCAACCGATCTGTCTGCAGCACTGGCAGGAACCGATCCGATGATGGCAATCGCATCTCTGGTTGCCAGATTTTGGGAACGTGATATGCAGAAAGAACTGATTGCTATCCTTAAAGGTGTGTTTGGCACTGTGCCGGCAGGAAGCAGCGGTGATCCGGCAGCGGAGACAAGACTGGAGACCAATATTCTGGATATTTCTGGATTAAGTGGCACAAAAGCTAATTGGTCTGGTTCCGCATTCATTGATGCAGAGCAGAAATTGGGAGATGCGAAAGCACAGTTAACTGGTGTTTGTATGCACTCTGCAACAGAGGCATATCTGAAAAAACAGAACCTGATTGAAACGGTACAGCCGTCTAATGATGTTGCATTCGGTCTTTATCAGGGCAAGCGCGTTATCGTAGATGATGGCTGTCCGGTAGCAGATGGTGTTTACACTACCTACCTTTTTGGTAACGGTGCCGTGGCTCTCGGCAATGGTAATCCGGCTGGTTTCGTACCAACTGAGACGGATCGCGCAAAGCGTAAGGGTTCCGGTGTTGATTATCTGATCAACCGTAAGACCATGATCCTTCATCCAAGAGGCATTGCATGGCAGAATGCTGAGGTAGCAAAGACTGAGGGACCGTCCAGAACTGAAGTGGCAATCCCAAAGAACTGGAAGCCAGTTTATGAGCCAAAGCAGATCCGTATCGTGGCATTCAAACACAAGCTGGGATAGGAGAAGCCATGACAAAATCGGAGATGTTGATTGCGGTAAAAAACAATCTGAAGGATGACACGCGGGATCTTGACATCTCCGATGTCATCCTCAGTATCTGTGATTATTGTAACTTGGATCCAGATTGCCTTCCAGAATTACTGGAACCGGTTATCCGGAAAAAAGTCAAAGGGATCATTGATTATGAAGCGGTCAAAGGAACGGGATACCAGCAGGATATATCCGCTATCAAAGAAGGCGAAGGAAGTATCACCTATGCTACAGGTGGCAGCAATGCCCGGGACGGTATTTATGGCTTGTCTGATGCAGACAAAAGCAGTCTGCGCCAGTTTAGGAGGTTGAGAGGTTATGATTAATCCATATGCAGTAATGTATGATGCGGTCATGGATGTTTACCGATGGGAAGAAGCGAAAGTCAATGGTTTTACAGAGCATCAGAAAACGCTGATAGCTTCTTCACGGCCCTGCAGATACAGTTCTTCCAGACAGGTACAGACAGGAGTTCCTAATCCTTCTATTATCAATAGTCATACTTTATTTTGTGGTCTGGAAGAGAATGTGCAGGAAGGTGACTGTCTGGAGATAACGCTTAGGACTGGAAAGAAGGTACAGGTCCGTCTGGGAGAGTGTCATCCGTATTCTTTCCAGTGGCAGTGTGAGATAAAGAGAGATGATAATGCATGAGCAGTAATTACCAGGTAAATAAAGAGGCAGTGGAACAGTTCAGAAAAGAATTGAAAGCAATGCTTTCTGACGTAGGCAAGTTGGACAAGCAGATATTGAACCAGGCTGTCAATGAGGGTACTGCTTATGCAAAAAGGCATACTCCTGTTGGCAAGCATCCAAATCCGATTACCTTTGTAGTCAGAAATGGTCCCAAAGCAGGGACGAAAGTCAGTTTTACAGTCAGCGATCCTGGTGTTGGCGGTTTCTTAAGAAAAAGCTGGAGCAAACTTCCGGCAAAACGAACTGGGACAGGAATAGAGGTGGAACTGGTCAACCGTGCTGAGTATGCCAGCTTTTGGAATGACGGACACCGGATCGTGACTAAAAGAGGCGGTCCAACGAAGGGCTTTGTAAAAGGCGCTTATGTATTGGAACGGGCAGAAGAATATGTCTGGAAGCGTTTAAAAGTCCTTTTTGAAAAGAAGATAAAGGAGATACAGGAAAAATATGATCAGTAGGTTATATGAAAATATAGCGGCAGGTCTGAAAAAGGTAAAGGACTGTGAAATCTACCGGGAAGATGTTCCAGAAAATTTCAGGACCCCTTCTTTTATGGTCACATCTTATGACAGAGATCTGGCCCCAGGCATTAACCACTGCCTGAACCATACAGTCCATATGGATGTCCTTTATTTTCCAGAAGATGCAGACCACCAAAACGTGGAGTACCTTACGGTAGGTCAGGAGCTTGAAAGAAGCTTTTCTGTTGAAGACTTCAAGATCCAAAACAGGAAATTAAAGGTGACGGATCAGGTGCTCCATTTTCTATTTGATGTAGATTACCGGGAATATCTGGAAACAGAAGAAAGCCAGATGCAGGATATGATGTTAGATACAGGACTAAAAGAACAGGAGGAATGAAAATGGCAGGAACATGGGAAACACAGAATAAGACTCTTCCAGGGGCCTATGTGAATATCCAGACCAATGAACCGCTTTCGATCACTCCGGGAGACCGGGGAACGGTTGTGATCTTACAGGAAATGAGTGTAGGAACAGATAAAGAGATCTATACCATTACAGCAACAGAAGCTGCATGGCCGGAGAATGTGAAAGCAGAAGACAAACTGCTGGCAGCAGAAGCGTTAAAGAAGGCAAAGACAGTGCTGGTCTATAAGCTTCCAAATTCTCATGATACAGACGATATCACGGAGGCTTTAAAGACACTTAAAACAGTTACATTTAATACGATCTGTTATCCATATGACGGAGCAACACCGGCTACTACTACGGCAAATAAAACAGCGATTGCAACCTGGATCCAGGAAATGCGGGATGAAGAGGGCGTAAAATGCCAGGCGGTGCTTGCAAATCATGTGGGAGACAGCGAAGGCATCATCAACGTAGTGCAGGGAATTGTTTTAAGCGATAATTCCAGCCTGACTGCAGCACAGGTCACTGCCTGGGTAGCAGGCGCTACTGCCGGGGCCAGCATTACAACATCCAATACCGGTATGGTTTATACAGGCGCTATTGATGTAGATCCCCGCATGACCAAAACAGAAATGGAAGCAGCTGTAAAGGCAGGCAAGTTTATTTTCAAGGTGGATCGATCTCAGAATGTTACTGTAGTTTATGACATTAACAGTCTTACAAGCGTGACCGTGAAAAAAGGCAAAGTATTTACGAAAAACCGGGTGATCCGAACCTTGGATAATATCGCAAATGATATTACGACCATTTTTGAGAGCAATTATGTAGGCAAGGTCAACAACAACGCAGAAGGACGTTCTCTGTTAAAAGCAGCGTTGGTAGATTATTTTAACACCCTGCAGAACATGGGAGCGATCCAGAACTTTGAGACAGATGATGTGACGATCATTGCGGGAACAGAGTCAGATGCAGTTGTTGTGGATGCAAATATCCAGCCTGTGGATAGCATAGAAAAGATCTATGTAACTGTGAACCTGGCTTAGGAGGTGACATAAATGGCAGGAAATAATTACACAAAGATCAAGGATCTGGTGACAGGAAGTGAGGGAACTGCTTATATTACAGTGGACGGGCAGAACCGGTACTTTTTTGAATTATCAAAGATCGATGCGACAGTTGAGTTTACTGTGATCGCTAGAAAGCTTCTGGGGCACCGGATGAAACAGCATAAGGTAACAGCAGCAGAGGGAAAAGGCAGTCTTACAATCTATAATGTAAGCCCGGCAGCTCTGGCGGCATACCAGCAGTACATTAAAGAGGGCTCTGTCCCTAATATCAGTATCCAGACAACCAACTCGGATCCGGCATCTACGATCGGAAGGAGAACGGTGGCTATGAGAAACTGCATTCTGGCAAAAGTCCCTGTAGCATATCTGGAAGACGGAAGCGAAGATTTGAATACTACAGATACAGATTTTACATTTGACGATCTGGATGATCTGGAAAGCTACACTTTACCCGAAAATATGAGATAGGAAGAGGCTGATTAAAAGGTCTCTTCTTTTTAATTACTAATTTTGAAGAAAGGAAGATCAATATGTCATCATTAAATGCGTTTTTACATCCCATTCAGTCAGAAAACAAAGAAGTGGTCGTATCCCAGCGTTTTGTAGAAAACGGAAAAGTAATGCCTTTTGTGATCCGTCCGCTTACTCAGGAAGAAAACGAAGAACTGATCAAAAAGCATACGAAGAAGGACAAGAAAGGAAATGAGGTGTTTGACCGTATCGCCTATTCCCAGGCCATGACGGCAGCGGCAGTTGTTGAACCGGATCTGGCAAGTGCAGAGCTTCAGAAATCCGTAGGTGTTCTGGGAGAGGATAAAACACTTGCAAAGCTGCTGTATATTGGAGAATTTGCCCTTCTTACGCAGGAGGTCCAGAAATTGTCTGGCTTAGATGAGGATATCAATGACGAGATCGAAGAGGCAAAAAACTGATCGTGCAGGGCGATCCGGAGCTGAATTATGCCCACTTCGCCCTGCAGAGATTAAGAATACTTCCCTCTGATTTAAACAATATGAGCCAGAGGGAGAGAGCCTTTATTTACGCAAGCATCGACCTGAGAGTGGAAGAGGAAAAGCGTGAGGCTGCAAAGGTCAGATCATAGGCAGGGAGGTGAGATCAAATGCCTACATTAAGTGCAATGTTCCGGTTAATGGACGGATACAGCTCCAGTATAAAAAAGATACTGGACAATACAGATAAAGCGGCTGCTTCCATTTTTAAAGCCAGTAAGGAAACAGACAAGTACAATGACACTTTAAAAAGGACGGCTTCTTCTGCTGATGTAGCCAGCGCAGGCCTGTCCCGTCTCATTGGTACAGTTGCCAGTCTGGCGGCTGCTAAGAAGGGTATGGATCTGACGGATACCTATACTAATACATCGGCCCGGCTATCCATGATCACGGACAGCATGGAAGAGCAGAAACAACTTCAGAGGGATATTTTTGCAGCTGCAAACCGTTCCAGAGGCAGTTATATAGAAATGGCAAATGCTTCTGCAAAGTTGAAAATGCTGGCAGGAGATACGTTTGGAAGCAACCTTGAAGCGGTTGGCTTCTCAGAACTGCTTACTAAGTCTCTGAAAGTATCAGGAGCCGGAAAGGCAGAACAAAACTCTGCATTCCTTCAGCTGACCCAGGCCATGACATCAGGAAAGCTGCAGGGTGATGAATTCCGTTCCGTAATGGAAAATGCACCTATGGTAGCAGATGCCATTGCAAAATACATGGGAAAATCTAAATCTGAACTGAAAGATCTTTCTTCTAAAGGTGTTATCACTGCAGATATCATCAAGGGAGCCATGTTTAATGCTGCAGATGAGATCAATGATAAATTTGCAAAAATGCCTCCGACATTTGCTGATACATGGGAGCAGATCAAGAATGCAGGCTTGCAGGCCTTTGGTGGAGTATTTGATAAAGTCAATGGATTATTAAACTCAGAAGGTGTGCAGACGGCTCTCAACAACTTGATAGGCGGGATTTATATGGCTGGATCTGCCACAGAACAGTTTATAGATTTTTGCACAGCTGCCTGGCCGTATGTATCGCCATTTATTTATAGTGCGGCTGCAGCTTTGAGCGTGTATGCAGGAGCGCAGCTGGTATCCAATGCATTGACGCTGATCAGCAATGCCAGAACGGGTGCACAGGCTGTTTATGTAGGGCTTTTAGCCTTATCCATGTGGGCAACTACAGACGCTACCTGGGCGGAAACAACGGCACAGTTAGGTTTAAATTCTGCATTGTATGCATGTCCGGTCATGTGGGTAGTAGGCATGGTGTTTGTTTTGATTGCAGCTTTTTATGCTGGAGTTGCGGCTGTAAATCATTTTGCCGGGACCAGCATCAGTGCTACGGGACTGATCGGAGCTGCCTTTTTTACTGCCTGGGCTTTTATCTACAACAATTTCGTATTTCCAATGCAGAGCGGTTTTACCATGCTGGCAAATTTCATAGGAAATGTATTCCATAGTCCTACGGCAGCTGTAAAAATCTTATTTTTGCAGATGGCCCAGTATTGTGTGAACCGTGTAGTTGAGATGGCAAAGTCCATTGAAGGTATCATAAATAAGATCCCTGGAGTACAGGTGGATTTTACTTCAGGGCTTGGAAATCTGCAGGCGGGACTTGAAGCTAAGATCAGCAGTATCAAGGATGAGAGCGGCTGGACGGAATATATCAAAGAGCCTCAAAAGCTGGACTATGGAGAAATGGCAGCCAAAGGATATACTGCCGGATCAGGTCTGGCAGACAAGGTATCTCATTTGTTTACCGGTGCAATTCCAAGCATGGAAGGAACAAATATTGATTTCGGTAATTTTGCAACAGACGGAAGCCCTGCAACCATAAAAGGAAAAGGTAAAGACGGTGCGGTAAAGATAGAGTCAGAGAATGTGGACTGGTTGAGAAAACTGGCTGAGAGGGATTATGTTGCACGCATTTCTCAGAATACACTGGCGCCTAATATCCAGGTTACCTTTACCGGGGATATTAGACAGGAAATGGATTATGAAAAGATCGGTCCAGTAGTAGCAGATATTTTACAGGATGAGATCGATGCGGCACCGGAGGGATTATACTGATGAGCTATGGCGTTTATTTTAAATATGACGGAGAACGGTATAAACTTCCGGTCAATCCGGAAGAGATAAAAAAGACTCAAAAACTGAATATTGAAAAATACCAGGTTCTTGGCTCTGGCGCGGTCAGTATTCCTACCTATGCAGATCTGTGGGAATACAGCTTTGAATGTGAATTGCCACATACAGAAGTCCATTACATGGAACCGGGCAGTTTTGCAGATCCAGACAGTTATATCCAGCTGTTGACCGATGCGCAAAAAAATAAAAGTCCCATTCGTCTGATCTACTCTAATGGGGAGACCGACGATGAATCCGTTAAGGTCCTGGTAGAAACCTGCAGTATTGTTGAGAAAGGGGGAGAGGAAGGAGATAAATACCTTTCTCTCTCTTTTATGCAGTATAAGGCACCTGGTAAAAAATATATGGCTGTACAGACACCGACAGATACTGTAATGAAAGAACAGACACCACAGGAAACGCAGCCATCTAACCCGGCAGTGACACAGGGAAAGACTTATACAGTGAAATCAGGAGACTCCTTATGGAAGATCGCAAAGCAGTTTTATGGAAATGGTGCAGCTTACACTAAGATTGCAAGTGCAAATTCGGATAAGATCAAAAATCCAAATCTGATCTATCCAGGACAGATCTTTAACATACCGGAATAAGGAGATGATGCCATGCAGTTATGTGTTGAAAATAATAAGAATATATGGGAAATCTCGGATATGTGCCAGGATATCAGCTGGAAGGATGAATTAAATAATGGCGCTTCTGCCTTAGAATTTTCTTATCTGTATGATGGGGAACTGATGATTCAGAATGGTGACGTAGTACGTCTTACTAATACAAGTGATACAGACGGCATTTTCTTCGGAACGGTGTTTAAGGTCAGTATGAGTGAGGACCGAAAAGTGAAAGTGAAAGCCTATGATCAGCTGAGATATGGAAAAGCAAAGGACATCATTCCTTTAAAAGGCGGACAGGATGATATCAGTACGGTCACACAGAACATGTGCAAATATCTAAATCTGGTCCCCGGAACCATGCCAACAGTGACATATAAGGTGCCAAGCGATAAAGTGAAATATCAGGATACCTGGCTGGATGTGATCTATAGCCTGATCAGCGATACCCTGGTCAATACCAAAACAGAAGCAAAGCCGGAAGGTGAATGGTATCGACTGGCGGACGTGTATGGGAAAGTGCAGCTTGACAGTCTTGTAGATCTGCAGCTGCCGTTAGTCCTTGGTGTGGACTCACTGGCCTATGGTTACAGCTGGGAGAAAAGCATAGATGATGAGTTTTATAACATCGTAAAAATCTCCTGGATGGACGAGAGCAGCGGAAGGGCTCAGACCACACAGGCATCCGATCAGGAGTCTGTAAATCGATATGGTAATCTTTTGTATTACAAACATGAAACTGATAAAAGTGCAGATGTAGCAAAGCTGCAGGAAAAAGCGAAATTGCTTTTAAAATTATATAACCATGAAGCAGAAACCATAAAGCTGTCCTGCCTGGGTGATCATTCTGTCAGGGCAGGATGTAGCATTTTTGGAAGTGTGGAAGATATTGGATTAAACCGCAGGGTGATCGTTAAATCGGTTACCCATAAATATCTGCCGGTACACACGATGGAAGTGGAGGTGATCGCAAATTGATCAATGAAAAAATAAAACAGATCGTGGAAGGCTTTTTAAATTCTGTCAAACTTCCGGCTATTTTGATCGGTACCTATAATGGAACGGGTGTACAGATAGATGAACGGTTTATGATCCCTTCTGCGCAGCTATCAGGAAATATGAAAGCACTGCTGAAACTTGGAGATAAGGTTCGGGTATTCGCGCCAACCGGATGGGATGAATTTTATATCCTTGAAATAATAGGAAAGCCCTATACAGTATCTGGAGGTTCAGAATGGCAGAAGAATTAAGATTACGGACAGATACTCGTATAACGAAAGAAACCTTTTCAAATAAATCGTATAATGTCACAGAAACTGCAATCAGAGGCTATGTAAATGAACTTGCGGCATTATCCCAGGCAATAAAAAAGCGGCTGTCCACACAGCAATTTGAATATCCTATTTACACATTTAATTATGGAGTAGATTGGAAAGATCTGATCGGACAGGATCCAGAGTACATACGTGCGGAAATGAAGCGCATGATCCAGGAAACCCTGGAAAAAGATGATCGGATCAAATCAGTAGAGAATTTTAAGTTTGAATTTTCCGGGACTATCTGCAGATGTTCATTTGATGTGATCAGTATTTTTGGAAAGACAAGAGAGGTGGTGAAAGCGGATGTATGAAGATATGACCTATGAAAATATCTTACAGGGAATGCTTAACCGGGTTCCAGATGATATCGACAAACGGGAGGGAAGTGTGATATACGATGCCCTTGCTCCGGCTGCGTATTTTCTGGCAGATCAGTACTTTCAATTGGGAAATTTTGTAGATCTGGTGCTTCCGGATACAGCACTTGGTGAATATCTGGACCGTACAGTGTCAGCGTATGGAATTGCCAGGAAAACGGCAACAGCTGCAGTCAGAAAAATGATCACATCCGGAGCTGTTGAGATTGGGACACGTTGGGGGATAAGTAGCCTGGTTTATATAGTAAATAAAGCTTTAACAGAAACAGAATATGCAGTTATCTGTGAAACAAATGGAGCAATTGGAAACCAGTATTCCGGTGAGATGCAGGCATTATCTGCAGTATCTGGTATAACGGCAACACTGGGAGATATTATAACTGCCGGCACAGATGAGGAAAACGATGATGCAATGAGGGCAAGATTTTATGAAAAAGTACGTCTACCTGCAACATCAGGAAATGCGTATCACTATCAGCAATGGGCATTGGAAGTACCGGGAGTGGGAGCTGCAAAAGTAATACCATTGGGTGATGGTCCTGGAACAGTAACGATTTTAGTTGTAGATAGTGATAAAGCAGTGTCACCAACATTACCAGGGAAAGTTGCGGAATATATCGAAACAGTACGGCCAATCGGTGCAACCGTATCGGTACTTAGTCCGGACGTATTGGAAATTAATATTGCAGCAAATGTACAGCTGGATGGGAGTGAAAGCTTGGAAGAAGTAAAGCAGGTCTTTAAAACAGAACTTACGGACTTCTTGAAAAATTTAACATTTTCCGGCAAACGTGTAAGCTACGCAAAGATCGGTAACGTGTTACTGGACGTTCCTGGCGTAAGTGATTTTGATACGTTCACAATAAATGGTGTTATAGGAAATATAGCTGTGGGAGATCGTCAGGTTCCGGTTGTTGGAACTATTTCTCTAACGGAGGTGAGCTTAAGTGGAACTGATTAAGCTGCTCCCGGAATATTACGATGAGAATGTTACGATGCAGACATTGCAATCTATTTTATCTAAAGAAACAGACGATCTGGAAACAGGATTAAGCGATACGATATCTGAATGCTTTGCTTCAACGGCATCCGTGTTATTGTCCAGGTATGAAAATTTACTCGGTTTGACAATTGATGTTACAAAAGAAAATGATTACAGACGAGAAAGAATCTGTGCAAAGCTTGCTGGAACGGGAACCACAACGAAGGAAATGATCGAAAGTGTTTCAAAAAGTTATTCAAACGGCGAGGTGGAGGTAATAGAGGATAATGCAAATAGTCGATTTGTGATCCGATTTGTTGGTACGCTCGGTATTCCTGGAAACATGGCAGATTTAAAGCTTACCATTGAGGAAATCAAACCGGCGCATCTGGCAGTCGAATATGAATATGTCTACAATACATGGTCTGATATCAGCGCATTGACCTGGCAGCAGGCGACTTCCTATACCTGGGAAAAAATAAGGACGGTGAGATTATGAAAGAGACTGCAAATTATAAACTGAAAAAGCCGGAAAAGAATGAATATATAAACATTGATGACCTTAATAACAATATGGATATACTGGATCGGACTGTTAAATCTGTAGAAAATCAGAGTATTGCCATAAGCAGACGGCTAAGTAATGTTACATGGGTCACACTTACTGCAAGTGGCTGGACTGGCAATCAGGTACCATATGTTCAGACGATAGTAGTTGATGAAGTTACAGAAGATGATAACCCGCTTTTGGTGAGTGGTTTAGCTGATGGTGCGTCAAAAGAGGAACATGATGCATATGATAAGGCATTTGGGATCATCGCTTCCGGAACGGGAATTTCCAATGATGGCAGTATAACGTTTAAAGTCTACAAGAAGCCGATTACAGATATTGTAGTGGGATTGATGGGCATAGGAGCAGTTGTCAGTTCAGCTTACGGAGCGAGTGTGACAAACATGGTTTACAGCAGTGCTGCGCCACAGACCGGAGAAAACTGGGCGAGGATCATATCGGGACGCCTGGACGTAGACCCACAAGATGAAACGCCGGATACAACGTATTTGGCAAAATTTTAGGAGGCGAAGTATGGCCGAAGAAAGAGCATATTTGTATCGAAATGCAGGTACAAAAGCAAGTCCAGTATGGGAAAGATGGTATCCGCGAACAATGGTGGATGCCGTTGAGATGGGAGATGAGGATGGTACAACACTGGCAGAGTATTTGAAAAACATTGGAACGGGTTTTTCGGATATTTATGTAACACCAGAACAGTTTGGGGCAAAGGGAAATGGAATTGATGATGACAGTCCGGCTCTTTTAAAGGCACTGGAAACAGGCAGACCTGTGATGCTAAAACAGGATCTCTATTTGAAATCAAGGATCCTGGTCATAGACAAGAATGTTTTTTTAGATGGCTGCGGCTATACGCTTCATTGTGATGGAGGAGCATTGGATTTTAAGGATAACAGTGATTTTTTTGCTGTTTATGCCAGTACGCTTCCGGAAGGAAAAGACGGAGACTGCAGTATCATCAGTGAAACGAATACATTTTATGACACCTATCACAGAGGATATGTTTCTTATCATGGCAGAAAACCAATCCCACAGGAAGAAACATATACAGATTATACGGAGTCCAAATTCAATGAGTATCGTGCTGTTTTAAAAAATATCAAATTCCAGTGCCAGAATTTTAAAGGTCTGGTTGCGCTGAATTTAAGAAAGATGTGTCACAGCTGTATACAGAATGTATCAACTGTATGCACCGACACCGAAGGAACTGGATCCGTTGGAATTCTGGTGGACAGTTGCTGCTATTGTACGATCCGCGACTGCTATTCTTCCGGCTGGACAGATGATCTTTCCTGTGATGTGACCAATCGAGGATATGGGATCTGTGCAAATGGAAACAGTATTGTGATCGATGGCTGTGAGGCATGGAACTGTAAGCATACAGTTTCTGTAGCGGGAAATCGTTCTTACTGGTCTACGGATATTAAAGTCCAGAACTGTATATTTGGATTGGAATATAAAGAAGCAACACGAATCGATGGATCCCAGCGTTATCAACAGGTCATGGATAGTCATGCTGCTGGTCTGGGAGTAAATTTTGAAAATTGTACGATCCGTATCCTTGGTTCAAATGAGTCTGGAAGTCCGACCGCGTTTTTGATCTCGGCACCGGATGTACGGATTTCAAATTTACTGGTCCAGTGTGATGGTGGCGGATGCTGGTGCAATGCGTTTGGACTGGCAGAACGTGTATACCTTGATCAGGTACGCGGAAAAAATCTGGTCCTACAGCCAAATTCTGGATATGAAAATCTGAAAGAAGCTTATATATCCGGATGTGTGTTCAGGAGGGTACAAAATGCGTATAACCATCCGCTTAAGCTTTATATGACAGATACGATCGTTTTAGAACTGATCGATGGAGTACAGTGGCTGCGGGCAGATAACTGCAAACTTTATCATCAGCTTTCCTGGCCTTCCAAAGCATGTATAACCGTACTGGAGTCTGGTATTTTTACGAACTGTGTGATATATGGGCATGATGAAGAAACCATACCGCCTGCGCGTTCCATTATCCAGGCACCGGCCAACAGTATAAAAATGAAAGGCTGCATGATCTATATCCGAAATGGCAAATTTCGGATCTGTGACACAGAGCAGAGGGACGCAGTAGACTCTGATAACTGGATCGAGAATATATTTGGCTTTCATCTGGATACAGAAAATGCGATCCTGGATAAGAATGAACTTTTTTAAAAGGAGAGACCTATGGGATATAAAACACATAACTTTTTAGCAGGAGCAAAATTGTCTGCGCAGTCTTTAAATGAAATGGACGAGCAGATCAAAGAAAATACGGATGGTGTTGCTCTTTTTACTATGGAAACGATTGTAGAACAGATAAAGAAGCTGTCACTAACGACAGACGGTGAATATATTTATCTGTATTTTGACAGTACTCTTATCAATGAGGTTCCTGTTTCAGATGCATCTGCAATTATTCCATGTGAAGGAATGACGGTTACTCCGAATGATAGTACATTCAGTGTACAGGCAGGGGAAGCCAGCGTAACGATCCAGGTGCAGATTGCTCCAACAGATTGTAACCAGTCTGTCAGGTTCCGTTCATCCGATATTAATGTGGTGAATGTATCATCAACAGGGGTCGTTTCCGGAAAAGCACGGGGAAAAGCGGTTATTACTGTTATATGCGGAAAATATAAAAAGGAATTTCAGGTTACGGTATGGGAAAAATTTTTACCAGATTGGGTTGCAGGAGAATATGTCAATGCTCCGTACACAAATTCGGGGAAAACAGGCTTGTCAGTAGATAAAAACACTTCCGGAAAGCGAGCATTGTCATACCCATATACAGACCAGAAAGGGATCAAGCTGACAGCAGGAGAAACGCTGACGGTATCCTGTGATGATACATATGAAGTCCAGAATTACTATGTGATCATTCCGGGGGATGCAGAACTTCAGTATACAACTGTTATGCACAACGGAAATCCGTGGGTGGTAGTAGATCCGGATGCAGGTGGATCCACCTCAACAGAAACTCCGTCTGATAAGGCAAATCTTTCCTATACAGCGGAAAAGAATTGCTATATCGCATTGATGATCCGCCGGAAAGCCAATAATGATGATTTTGACAGTGAAGAGTTAAGTGCTTTAAGCAGTCATGTTGTATGCAAAATAAATCCGTAGTAAATGATGAAAGAAGATGAAGATAAATGGGAAGAGTTTTAATGTCAGGCGGGCGAAGAACTGCCGGATCAGATGAGTGTACTGCAGCTAAAGGAGATATTTTAAAAGGAAAAACCGCAATTTCCAGTGACTCCGATGATGAGGTTGTGGAAGGAACACTGGAATTGACCGGGAATGCCACAAAAGATCATGTACTGGCTGATAAGACTTTTTACAGCACGGATGCAAAAATGAAAGAAACTGGAGGGATACAGTCAATGGCCGGAGGGAAAAAAACTCCGACCACATCAGAGCAGACAGTCAGTTGTGCCAAGAAGTATATGACTAGTGATATTGTAATTCCTGCGTTTTCTATGCCAAGTGCAAATGTTATCAAAAAAGGAACAACCGTAAAGATTTATGATAAGTCTGTTGTTGGAACATGGGAGGGATACCCTGCTGAAACTCTTGTATTTTGGGATTCGGGGAAAGGCGGAAATGTTGGAAAATTGGTTGGAACTGGATCATTAGGATTTGGAGATTTAGGACAGATATGGTCCGGAGTAGGTGATAGTAATTATCTTACAACTCCTTCTGCGGTTAATTTGCGGAAATACAATAAACTTACTGTAAGCATTAACAAGACCGCAGGTCGTGATTATGGAGGCGTTTCTATAGTTGCTTTGTATTCCAACGGAGGAAGCAGAACTCTAGCGACCTGGCGTACAGATTCAGCAAGCGGTCAATCATTTACTCTTGAGTATGATGCATCTTTAATGGCTAGTTTAAGATTAAAATTTAACTATGAAGGAACAGGACTGTGGTATTGGGCACTGCAAAATTCATAAGTGATAGACAGTTCCAAAGGGAGATTCTGTTTTTAATATTTAAAAGGAGGTTGAGAAATGATGATTGTTGTAGTTTTTGAAAAGAAACACAATGTACTGACAACGATATCATGCAAAGAACAGGCTAAAAGTACAATGTGCATGATTGATGAAAGAAGGTGGAAATAAAGATGAATAGGAGCACATGTATGAGTATTCAGGTTTGTGCAACTGGACTGGTTGCATATTTAAGTCAGAAATTAGGAGTTACTTTTTATCTTTTGGGTGTTCTGCTCTGCCTGATGGTGATTGATTACCTTTCAGGTATGGCAGCAAGCGCAGTGGAGGCTTTAGATCATCCAGATGATAAGTCTTATGGCTGGAGCAGCAGAAAAGGTGCTAAGGGCATTGCTAAAAAGGTAGCGTATCTTTTTGTGATCGCTGTAGGAATGGTAATTGATTATGTGATCATTCAGACGTCTGGTGTACTGGGATTTAACCTTCCAAATACCATGCTTTCCTTACTGGTTACGGTATGGTATATGCTGAATGAAGCATTGTCGATCACAGAAAATGCCGGACGCATGGGTGCGCCGGTGCCGGAGTGGCTTATGAAGTACATAGCAGCACTGAAAAATAAGATTGATAGCAGTAGGGAAAATGTAGGTAGTGAAACTTAGAATGGAGGTGATCCATATATCTCCCGCAGGCAGGGTCAGAGCCAGAGCAACTATTACATATCATTTTTGAAAGAGAGGACAAATATTATGGCAAACGCAACAGGAAAGAATCAGGACAAGAGAACAGCAGAGCAGAGAAAGAACGACGCAGCACAGAAGGCAAGACCCAAGGGTGCACAGGATACCCCTTTTGTAACCACCGGCCCTGCAACCGGCAAGGAGGACGAGAGAGCGGTAGGCACGGAAGATAAGTAAGCTGTGCGACGTCGCAACGCAGACAGACCCCAGGGAAATCTCTGGGGTCCTTTTTAGTTGGAGGTGACCAATGGTTACAGCAGTATTTACAGATAACGATGATTATGCCCGCACCTACGGCCTATGGCAGTGGGATTATGGTCAGCAGCTCAGTATAGAGGGACTGCATCTTCCGACGGCGGTAGAAATCCACTTTGCGCTACAGGAGACCGGCGGTGAGGCCATAACCCGTGTGGGTACCACTAAGGACGGCGTAACAACCGTCACAATCCCGGACAGCATGTTGGAGGGAAATCGTGCGGCATGGACGGCAGAAAAGGCATATAACATTTATGCATGGATATATCTGTCGGATCAAAAATCCGGTGAGACGATCAAGCGCATTACTATGCAGGTCAAATCAAGACCAAAGCCGGAAGCGTTCGAGGCACCGGGAGACGGTGAGATTTTTCGAGAGGCCATCGAGGCCGTGAATGACGCTGCCAAACGGGCAGAAGAGGCTGGTGGTAAGGCCGTAGCCGCTGCGGATGAGGCCGAAAAAGCAGCCACCCAGACAGCGGAACATCTGGAAGCTGTACAGGGTCTTGCAGAGCAGGTAGAGACCAATGCCGACACTGTGGCACAGGATAAGCAGACTGTAACAGGGATGCTCTCTCAGGCACAGCAGGCAGCCTCAGATGCGGCGTTATCAGCACAGGCAGCCAAGTTATCAGAGACAGCCGCAGCACAGGCACAGACGGGCGCTGAAGCGGCTGAGGATGGGGCAAGACAGTACGCCGAGGATACAGGGGCAGACCGTCAGGCAGTTGCCAATGATAAGCAGGCAGTAACCCAAATAAGGGAAGCCGTGGCGGCAGACCGGAAAGTGGTAGAGCAGACAGCTACGCAGTTTGGACAGATCGCCCAGGATACGCTTACAGCCATAGGGCAGGCTCAGAGTACGGCTGTGGGAGCTGTTGAGGCCGAGGGGCAAAAACAGACTACAGCGGTACAGGAGGCAGGCACACAGGCGGTCAGTGAGGTTACTGAGGCCAAGACCGAGGCGGTGCAGTCAGTAACCGCAGAGGGCGATAAGCAGACCAAGAGGGTTGAGGATGCGGCTGCCGGGATTGTGGCGGATAGGGAGCAGATTACAGCGAATAAAGCTGATATTGACGCCTTAAAACAGGCAGTATCTTTGGAACGGGCGGTGGAAAATTATTATGCCATGAGACGTACAGGGAAAGTATATCAAACAAAAATCTGGAAGTTTGACGTCAATCCGACCAGTGCAGGAGAAAAGCTGCTTGATAATGCAGGGCTCGCTTGGGAACCGTCAACAGATACAGTAAAAGGCGCGGATGATTATGCAGACATCCCTCTTTTTGGATGGAAAAATGTTAATTATGTCAGAGACCCGGACGGCACTCCTCGGCCCGTGGCTTTAGAAGGCGGGTCAGACTATAAAACAAGCGGGCCTGTTGATGTTGGAACTATGCAAATGTCATTTTGGTGGGATTGGGACTCTTCTAATCCGGAATATGATCTCATCACAATATCAGATATGCCACATCCGGAACTTGGACTTACGCCATGGCCGGAATGCGTAAAAGCAGACGGTACGGTGGTGCCGTGGTGTATTGGCAGTAAATATTTTTCCGGTGTTGCGTCTGATGGACTTTTGAGATCCCAGCCAGGTTTGCCGCTTGCCAATTTCCAGAGCCATAACAATATGATTGTCAACTATCAAAAAAAGGGCGAGGGATACTTGGGAGCAGGGGCTGCGCGAAATCTGTTCCAGATTGTGTTTAACATCATAAAAGGAGCGACAAAAAACAGCCAGAGCCTTTATTCGGGATGCACGTCCTATAACTGGCAGTACGATGCAAGCATAGAACGCAGCACGAAAGAGACATATTTCCCGGTAACAAACGCACAGGCTGATAACATATTGGTTGGAAGCCGTGTCTATGTGGGATATGGGAGCGATAATAAGGGGGCGCTTAATAAAGACCGCGGCGTTGAAACAATGAGGGCTTATGCAGATATGGCCAAAGTTATACGGATTGAGCCATTGGATGATGCCAATAAGGCGGTGTATTTAGATATTTCAGACGGGTTTTCCACCACTCTGGTAGAGGTGACAGAAACTCTACAATCCCCGATCATAATAAGTTCGATGCCGTGGGGAGCGGGAAATACAGATGCAGTAATAGGTCATCACGATGGATCGGCTGTATCCAACAGTGACGGAAAGCACCCGTACCGTGTCCAAGGGCGGGAATACGCCGTAGGATGCTATGCGATAGCATCTGACACTGTGCTTGATTTTCAGCCCGATCATAGCAAAAACGTATATGTAGCAGAGAGAGGACTTGACCACAGCTCGGCGGACACAGTTATAAAAAGCACTTACCGCATGATTGGAAATATCCCTGCGCTTCCGGACGGAAAGGATTTTTGGATAGGAGATATATCAGTGGACAAGAAGACCGGCGCATGGTTTGTGGCCAAAAAAGGAAGTGGAAGTACTCAGGGATATGGAGATATGCTTTATTCCGGCGGGACATCCACATCCGGAACCCGTGAATTTATGCAGGGCGGCTATCTCTGGAGCGGCTCGAGCGCTGGTTGTGCGTTCCTGTACTGCTGGAACAGGCTTGGCTGGGCTGGCTGGTACTACGGCGGCTGCGATTAAAAGAAGGCCGTCGGGGGTGAATTTGCGAAGCAAAGAGGGGATCTCCCCTAAAATAGAGGACTCATGGTGTGGCGGCAATCTCAGGAACGGCTCGAGCGCTGGTTGTGCGTACCTGAACTGCAGGAACAGGCTTGGCAGGGCTGGCTGGAACTACGGCGGCTGATATTATCTATCTATTTTTCCGCATTGGCGGCATTGAACCATGTTTCGCACTGGAAAAGAGTGTAACCAAAAGGTTCTCGGGCAGATGTCCAAAATTCTTTTTATAGGCCCGCCGGAGCCAGTAAAATGGCGAAGGAATACCGGTGCAGTAGGCCGGTGTTGTGGCTAGTAGAAAAACCGAAAACCATCGCAAAGATAATCGAAGAAAAATCGGAAGGTCTAAGAATATGAAAAAATACTGTAAAAAAGTAGATATAACTGATAGGGCATTGATATCAAAATCAGTGCATCAATGCCTGGCAGATAAATTAAAACGCCGCGACACGCTGCGGCTGCTGTCAAGTGTTACCATCCTGTCTCCGGAACAGATATATTATTTGCTATACCGGGGAGGAAGGATTGCGGTAGACTGGTGCATTGAGCGTGTGATAAATGATATTCACGCAGAGATCATTGCCAGAAATCCCAAATTCCCGCCTATTTGGTACAAAAAGCGCAAGGATCCGTCCAGTGGGAAAAACAGGGAAATAGGAATCCAGGATGTAAAGCAGCAAATATATGATTATGTTGCTGTAAATGCATTAGAACCAATAGGCGTTCGGATCGGCGTCCATCAATATGCATCCATTAAAGGACGCGGCCCCGTAAGGGGAATGAAGAAAATTTATAAATGGATGAGAGATAAAACCCTGCGCTATTATGGCAAATTCGATGTCAAAAAGTGCTTTGAAAGTATCAGTAGAGAAAAAATGATGGAATTTCTTTCCCGGTACATTAAAAATGATCCGCTTTTGTGGCTTGTTGATACGCTCCTTAAAACGTTCCGGAAAGGATTGAGTATAGGATCTTACCTATCTCAGTTTCTCTGCAACCTGTATATGTCTCAGCTTTATCACGAGATATCAGAGCGGATGTACCATATCAGGAAGCGGAGAGCAGGAGGTGCAGAAAGAGTGAATCTGGTAAAGCATGTGTTGTTTTACATGGATGACATTTACATTACGGGAACAAATGCAAAATTGCTCAATATGGCTGCAAAAAGAATTGTATCCTATGCTGCCAAAATGGGGATTACCATAAAACAGGAATGGACGATACAGCCATGCGGAGTTGTGGATATGATGGGATTTAAGATCTATAGCGATCATGTAACAATAAGAAAACGCGTTTGGAAACGCATCCGGCGGGTGTATATGAGGACATACCGCAAAATAAAAACACATAAGCCCATACCGCTCTCAATGGCAAGGCGGTGTCTGTCGTATAAGGGATTTTTTGATAATACAAACAGCTTTAGAACTGTAGCAAAATATAAAGTCCGGGAAGTGGCCCGTGTGTGTAAAAGGAGGGTATCATATGCCGATAAAAGCAAGGTTTTTCGATCCACAGCCACCTGTTAAAGTGGTGGATGATGGGGGCTTTGTTTACATTTTTATATGTCTCAACGAGGAACAAAAAACAGAAAAGTACGATGAGGAAACAACGTCATATCTGGAATATGATTACAACGAATTTAGAGAAGAAAAATCACAGATCGATCTTGAGGATGTGATGAAAAACCCAGAGAAATATCTTGTTTACTCAGCGAAACAAGATAAGCAGGATATTGTTACACGTTTGGAAGCATTGGAAAAAAGAGTGTTGCAGGAGAGGTAAGCTATGGAGATACGAAAAGAGATTAAGCAGATAAATTGTTACGCAGGACAAAACCGCCCTGTGTGGATTGTAATCCACGAGACAGATAATTACAGTAAGGGTGCAGGCGCACTCAAACACGCCCAGGCCCATAAAAACGGCAACTTGTCCACCTCTGTGCATTGGTATGTAGACGATACGGTAGCTGTGCAGACCTTAGATTACAGCGACGGTGCATACGCAGTCGGTAGACAATATGGTACGCCTCTGGTGCCGGGAGTAACCAACACCAACAGCATTAACATCGAGATCTGCGTCAACCCGGACTCCGATTATGATACCGCCCGCGCAAACTGCGTGGAGCTTGTACGCCAGATCGTGGCGGAGACAGGGATCGGGGCCGATCATGTGATCCGGCACTATGACGCAAAGCGCAAGCACTGCCCCCGTAAGATGCTGGATCAGCCGCAGTTATGGACAGACTTCAAGGCAGCGTTGTCAGAACCAGTAAAGAAATCCGGCTGGCAGCAGGAAAATGGCGGCTGGCGCTTCTATTTAAAAGACGGTTCTGGAAATTATGTTAGAAACGACTGGTACCAGGACGGAGACAAATGGTACTGGTTCGATGGAGCCGGCATGATGGTCCATGACACTTGGTACCAGTACAAAGGTTCCTGGTATTACCTTGGCTCCGATGGTGCCATGCTCAAAGGCCTTCAGACGATCGGTGGGGCGTGGTATTATTTAAATCAAGAGGGCCGTATGACCACGGAACCAGTTGTACTCACACCAGATCAAGATGGTGCCTTGCAGTACCCTGGATTAAGCCAGTAA